GCTCGATCAACTTCATCACGCTGAACTTTGTGGCAACACGCACAGGCGTGGCTTTTGAAGAAATCGTCGGTTAATCAATAACTCACTAGGAGAACAGCACAATGGCACAAATGGACATTTCGCAATTTAAAAATAAGCTGGGAGCTGGCGGTTCACGCCCCAATCAATTTCTTGTAACACTTAATTGGCCTACCATAATTGGTGCAGCCGTGACGGGTGATGATGCATTGCTTGTAACATCGGCAGCACTTCCTGCATCAAACGTGAATCCTACGATTGTTCAATATCGTGGTCGTGAGGTCAAGTTGGCAGGTGAGCGCACGTTTGACCCATGGACAATTACAGTATTGAATGACACTGCTATGAAATTACGTAAAGCGTTTGAATCGTGGTCAAACCTTATGAACAATCGTGCAGACAATGGTGGTTCATTGGCACCTGCAACATACATGTGTGACTTGCAAGTTGCACAGCTTGATAGAAACAATGCTGAAATTCGTAAGTACACGATTTTAAATGCTTTCCCTATCACGGTGTCAGAAGTTGCGTTGGCGTATTCAGCCAACGATGTAATCTCGGAATTCAATGTTACATTCCAATATTCTCACTTTGACGTAACACCTGTTTAATCTTTTTAAAAAGGCGTAAATATTATGGAACTATTTGGTTATTCCATCAAGAAGAAGGGCGAGGTACAGACTGAAAGAAGTTTTGTACCCCCTTCTGATGATGGCGCCCTGGACACAATCAAAGCAGGTGGTTATTATGGAACCTATCTTGATTTAGAGGGTGTCGCAAAAAACGAATCAGAACAAATTAAAAGATATCGTGAGACTGCTTTGATGGCTGATGTTGATTCTGCCATCAATGATATTGTCAACGAAGCCATTGCCAATCTTGATGATGAAACACCAGTCAAACTTGATTTGAACAATGTAAAAGTTTCTGCCTCAATCAAGAAAAGTATTGAGGAAGAATTCAAGAACATTGTTCATATGTTACAATTCAATGATAGAGCACAAGATTTTTTTCGTCGTTGGTATATTGATGGTCGAATGTATTTCCACAAGGTGATAGATACAGCAAAACCTCGTCAGGGCATCACAGACATTCGGTATATTGACCCTAGAAAGATTCGCAAAGTTCGCAATGTCATCAAAGAAAAAGATATTAAAACAGGTGTTGAATTTATCAAAAGAGTTGATGAATTTTTCGTATACAATGAAAAAGGCATCAGTACAACATCAACAGTGAATCCTTCCGCAAGTATAAATGCCCAGGGATTACAAATTACAAAAGATGCCATTGCATTTGTTACATCAGGATTGTTTGATGTTGACAACAACATGGTGTTAAGTTACTTGCATAAAGTTATTAAGCCTGCCAATCAATTGCGTATGATGGAAAATGCATTGGTAATTTATCGGTTGGCAAGAGCACCTGAGCGTAGAATTTTCTACATTGATGTAGGCAATCTTCCCAAGTTGAAGGCTGAGCAATATCTAAAAGACATCATGAATCGCTATCGCAACAAGTTGGTGTATGATGCACAAACAGGCGAGATTCGTGATGACAAGAAAACCATGAGTTTGTTGGAAGATTTCTGGTTGCCTCGTCGTGAGGGGGGCAAGGGAACACAGATTGAAACATTGCCTGGTGGGCAAAATCTCGGCGAGATTGCCGACATTGAATATTTTCAAAAGAAGTTGTATCAGTCATTGAATGTTCCCATGACGCGGTTGACACAAGAAGGCGGCATGAACTTTGGACGTGCATCTGAAATTACACGAGATGAATTGAAGTTCACAAAGTTTATTGGAAAGTTGCGTCGTAAGTTTTCAATGTTGTTTAATGATTTGTTGAAAACACAATTGATTCTGAAAGGTATCATGACTGATCAGGATTGGGAAGAGATGGTAGATGATATTCAATACAGGTATGCCCAAGATGCATACTACACAGAAAGTAAAGACCAAGAGTTGCTTCGTTCACGGATTGAAATTTTAGGGCAGTTGGCTCCGTTCGATGGACAATATGTAACGAAAAAATATATTCAAAATCATGTATTGCGGTTCACACAAGAAGAAGTAGATGAAATGGATAAGGACATGGAAGAGCAAAAAGCAACATCCATGGATTATTCAGCACCACTAGAGGACCCGAATAAACCGGGCAACATCTTAACAAAGGGCGCGCCGTTCCCGGCTGCCCCTGAAGGGAGCGCAAAAAAAGCCTAATGGAAATAAATGAAGTGAAGGTTGGTGACATGGTCACTTATAAAAATAAGCAGGGCAAGCAGGTGAAGGGCAAGGTGATTCATCGCCATAGTGGCAAGGATGCTTCTCACCTAACCGGGCATGTCAACATTCAAAATATTGGGGGTGTGCCATCATTCCCTGTTACCATTCATGTATCAGATATTAAGCCCCATATTACCGAGGAAACAGATATGCAAGACGAGAATGTATATACCATGATTGACAGCATTCAAACTGGCGATACTGACAGAACAGAAACACTGTTCCGAGAAATCATGAATACTAAGATTGCTGATGTGCTTGCTTCTAACAAGGAAGAAGTGGCAAAGTCAATGTTCAACACCAATGAATGTGCTGATTGTGAAGCAGAAGAAGTTGATGAGGCATTGAAGGGCAATCAACATAAGATTGATGCCAACAAGAATGGCAAAGTAGATGCTCATGACTTCAAGTTGCTTCGTAAGAAGAAAGGCGTGAAGGAAGAAGCTGAATATGTGGACGAAGGCAATGCTGAAAACAAGATGAAGAAGAATCTTGCAATTAGTCCGTTTGGTCAAACTTCAGGAACGAACATGAAACAAGCTCGCGCAGACCACGCAGCGTCGGAGCCAAAGGACCCATATGTGCACCCAGATCGCTCTAAGATGGGTACCCCAGCATTGAAGAACGCAATTAAAAGAGTGCGTAGACCTGCATCATATCGTTACAAGCCAACTCTACCCGAAGAAGTGGAACAAGTTGATGAGGACACGTTTGAACAAGGTGGGAAAACAAAGATGGACTTTAAAACGCCCCGTCATGTCAGCCCCCACTTCAAATATTTGAAAAAACTAAGCCCTGCTGAAGAAAAGGCGGATATGCTTAAACGTGCTGGGTTAAAAGACGTATCAAAAAAACCACCTGCTGTTAAGAAGGAAGAAGTGGCACACGAAGCCTATTCAGATCCATATGCCGCCAAGAAGTCAGCGGAAATGAAAAAGGCACATGCTGCTACCATGGCAGATGCCAAGAAGGAATATGATGCCGCCAGAAAGCCAAAGTTTGCCAAGAACTTCATGAAGATGAAGAAGGAAGATGTGGAGCTAGAAGAAGGCAATGCTGAAAACAAGATGAAGAAGAACGCCTATGCTGATGCAAAAGGTGCTGCAAATAAAAATGGCGCATTAGATCGTGGTTCACAACGGCGTGTTGACAGCCAGCGAAAAGATGAAGTTGATAGCATCAAGAAAGGAATTGATAACTATGCACCAAAGAAAGCTGCAGTCCGAAACATCATTCGTGGAAAGGTGTTTGGCAAATTGAGCGACACGGAAACTAAAATGTTTGCAAGAAAGCGCGTCAAGGAAGATGTGAACTTGCAGGAATTGCATGCAGACACTTTACGTTCATATATTAGTAAACGGGCAAAGCCAGGACAACTTGATGCAGCTCGTAAAGGAGATTCCACAGCTAAAAAACAAGTAAAGGGCATTAGTAATGCAAATGCGTCTCTTACTAAAAAATATAAATCTAAATTAGACGCTGCATACAATAATGCTGCAGCAGCAAGTTACAACAAAGCAAAACCTGGTACGTATCACGGAGATTGATGTGAAAACATTTAAGGAATTTCGCAAGAAAAATATCAAGGAAGAAAAGGATAAAGGTGAGTATGATTACGAAGGTGACATGGCAAAAAGTCAACTTCGCAGCATTGTGTATAATGCCAACATGCTTCATGATATGCTTGAAGATGACACCAATTTACCTGAATGGGTGCAATCAAAAATAACGTTGGCAGAAGATTATATTGTGACATCAGCACAGTATATGAATTCACAAAAAGACGGAGATAACTAATGTCAGCAATAGTAACAGTACTTAAAAATACACCAATACAT